GCGTCGTGCCCGACCCGCCGCCGCCGCCGAACACTACCCAGTCGGTGTTGGCGATTCCGGCGCGGAGCTGGTAAGTCGTCTGGTCGGCCTGGACGAATACCAGCATCCCCTCTTGCCGCATCTGGTCGGCGTCGTCGCGAGCCAGAGCTGCGCCAGGTATCGCGTCGCGGGCAGCGATGTCGAAGACCTGCTTGGCCGCTCCCTTGATGTCAATGCTTCGAGCTGTCGGTGTGCTCGATCCGCTCGCGAGCGGTGCGCTGTTGAACGTGTCGCCAGCGCCGAAGCCCTGGGTGTCGAACGGGTCAGAGTTAGCCATGCTGCTCCTATGGGCTCACGGTCAGGTCAACGGTGAAGCCGCTGCCCGAGCCGGTGCTGCGCCAGACGTCGTAGAGCGCGGGGATTCCGTTGGGCGTGTTGGGTGTCACGCTCACGCCGGCCGTGTCGAGAACGAAGCCGCCGGGGAAGCCGGCGCCGCCGATCTGAAGAAGGAAGTCGAGGCCGCTGGTCGGGTTGAACGCCTGGGGAAAGGCGACCCAGACGAACTGCGACATCGTCCACACGAGGCCGGTGCGTGAGATGCCCTTGTCGGCGCGCAGCTCGTTCTCCAGGAGCGCCTCGATGAAGACCTCGTCAACGGACCCAGGAGCAGCGGCCACACCTGCGTAGACCTTCGGCAACCAGGTGTAGGTCTCGACGTCCTGGGCGACGGTCGTGCCGTCGTCGGCCTGGTAGGTGAAGGCGACAGCGTCGCCGATGGCCGTCTTCGTGTAGACGATCCCCATGCCCACGGTCGGGACTGGGTTGGCCTGCCCGAGGATGTCCACGGCCGGGTTCGCCTGGTCGTCTTGGATCGTGCGCGTGACCAGGACGCCTGCGGCGTTTTGTTCCATGGCCGTAAACTGGAGGCCCACCGGCAGCTCGGCCCCGAGCTCCAGCGGGCTCGGCGTGATCTTCGTGAGGCTGACTGTCATCGCGGCCGGTGCTCCACCGCCACCGCCGGCCGCCGCGACTCTCGCGGCGCATAGCCCCTGGCTTACGCCGCAGCAGTTCCCTCGACGGCCCACGGCTAGTAACTCCAGGTGCGGATCTTATCGACCGTGCCAGCGACAGCTCGCACGCGCACCTCGTACATCGTCGCGTTGACAGGCTCCACGAGCTCGGCCCCGAGGAAGGCGCCGTCAGCGTCGAAGAATGGGCCGGCCGTGACCTGCGCGAGGTCGCGCACACTCAGCGGTACCAGGGTGCCGGTCTTGTCTCTGCCCCAGTTCACGATGCTCACGTCCACCGCGTCGGCAGCTCCAACGAAGGCGAAGCTGATGACGACCGTGCCGCCGTCCGCTGGCTGCAGCCCGAGGTTCGTGGGGGTAGGTGTTCCGGCGCCGGCCGGCGCCAAGTCTTTCGCCAGCGGCCCAGTGCTCAGGTCGAGCGAGTCAACGGCAGCGACGCGCCTGTAAATCGTATCCGCCGCGCGGCGTGCACCATCAGAACTGCAGCCCATGCCTCACCTCTTCCTCGGTTGATCCTCAGCCGGCAGTGTAGCAGAGCCGCCCTGCCTCAGCAGAAGGTAACCATCTGAGGCGACACTTAGCCAGCCCCTTCTGCCCTCTCGACCTCGTGAGCCAGGACAAGGCCCATGATGGCCCTCTCGTCTCGCTTGTCGCCGTAGTGGAAGAAGCGGCCACCCATCAGGCGCACAGCGCAGAAGGCGGCCAGGGCGACGCAGCGATACAGGAGCAGGAGCGGCCGGCGCCAGGACGTCGCACGCGCCAGAGCTCGCCGGTCCATGGCCACGTAAAACTGATAATCCGCTTTCAGCCTGTCGGCCTCCTTGCCTCCGATTGTGCAGTTGAAGTCGTGATGGTCGCAGTCTTCCTCAAGCGTTAGGCCGAAGAACTGGTCAGGGATGAGGTAGTTGAGCCAGCGCAGCTTCGGCCCGCAGCCGTTCAATATCCTCGCCATCTTCATGCGCGAGCGAAGCGACATCCCGACGTGCCGCCAGCGGAACTTCGCGGAGGGGGCGAGCACTAGTAGAGGTATTCCAGCCGGATCACCACGCGCACACTTTCGTCGCTCGTGTTGTGGTATCGGCAGCGGATCACCTTGCCGGCGTCGATCCGCGTTCCGCCTATCTTCGCGTTCCCGAACTCTTCTAGGCCGCCCGCCTTGACCTCCACCCAACCCTTGCAGTCTGTTCCTGCCCCGAGGATGCCTGGGCTCATCGTCGCGTTCACCTTCACCAGCGTCGGCGTCGCGGCCGCGAATGCGTTGGCAGTGGGCACCGACACCTCGAAGGTATCGGCGGCCGTGTCCACCGACAGCAAGATGCCCAGGCAATCCTTGTTCGCTCCGTCGTCGAGCTCGACGACCAGGCCGGCCCATATCGCTCCAGCCACCCAGGCCGCCTTCATGGTCGCGGGCAGCGGTATCGTCGTCGAGCTCGCTGCCGCGTCTGCGCCAAGCGCACCCACGACGGTCTCGGGTCCGATCTCCAGGCCGACCTCGTCGCCGTCGTTTAGGCCCTTTGTTTCGAGCGCGGCCGTGAGTATTGCGATGGGCAGGAGCAGCGTTACGTCCTTGGAGCTCACGCCAGGCGCGGCATCCCACGCAATCGTCTCGGCCCCATAGTTTCCGCCCGTCTCTTCGCCAGGCTTCTCCTCTTGGACCTTTACCGTCTTCGGCTCTTCGACTGGCTTATGGTTCGCCTCGACGTGCGCGGCCACCACCTCCTCCAGGTATGGGAGCTGGTCGGGGTCTTGTGCTTCGAGGTCGTCTAAGAACTCAACGAGAACGTCATGGCCCCCCGGCTTCTCATTGGTGGAGACGCCGACGACCTGGATGGTGATCCTTTCATCGTGCCCTATCTCGGCATGCAGCCCAGCCTCCGAAAGACCGTTTAGAAATTGCGTCGCCTTGTCGAATGAGTAGGTGGTTACGGTTGGCATTACGTGCTCGCCTTCCAGGCGCGGAGTCGGACGCGCCGAATCCGCACAGTCTTCCCTGATTTACCAGACGCGAAATCCAGGTCTAGGTTGTGGCCTCCGGCCGTGAGTGCCCTGCGGCAAAAGCCCGACCTGCCGCTGTAGTCGTTCTTACCCTTCTCGCTCTCCTCGCCCACATCCCAGAGGGTCTCGGAGTCGTCGAGCTGCACGCGGACGTTTGTGGGCTTTTCTCCCTCGTCGCTCCGGTACTCGTAGCTCCAGTCCAGCATGTAGTCGGCGGCCTGCGCGGTGAAGGTCAGCCGCAGCTTCTGCGTGTAGCTCGTGGCCGTCCTGGTCGATTCGCCCTCGTCTTCGTTGTAGAAAGGAAACCCGAAGGACACATCGACCTTAGCCTGGCCGCCGCCCTCGTCGCTCGCCTCGACCAGGTTGCCCGTGAAGTTGAGCGCGGTGTGAGGGCCGCCCGCGACCACGCCGCCCTCGTCTTTGACGATGATTGCTGACCCTACGCCGGGGTCGCCCTGTTCGCCCTTGTCGCCCTTGGGTCCACCGAGCGCGGCCATGCTTATAGAGCTGCCGCCGCTCACCGACTGGTAGGTGTTCGGCGCTTCGTTCCTCGCCACCTGGACCTTGACGATGTCGCCGGCCGAGACGCGCAGCACGCGCGCCTTCGTGATCGTCCCGATGCCGTTGCCGCTGTTGCGCGAGTAGACGAAGCCGCGCCAGCCGACGACCTCGACGAAGCCGCCGCCCGCGTCTCGCATGAACCGACATCCCCAGTCGGATCGGTTGTTACCCGCGAGCTCGTCGAGCGTGATGGAGAAGGAGACATATAGAACGGTGTTCGCCGTTATCGCGATCTCTGCCTGGCCTGGCGTGAATGTGAATTCGCCCGTGTTCTCCACCTGGGCCGGCCACACGAAATCATCATAGACTCCGATGCCTGATGTGAACTGCTGAGCGCCCGCGTCATCCACGGCGTCGAAGGCGACCTGGTCGAAGTTGAGGATGCTGCCACCGTTCTCGTCCAGCCCGACAAGCCTGAAGATTCCAGGCGCGACCTCCTTGACGTAGACCTGGCTTTGCCCAGCGCCGGGCAGCGCCGGGTCGGTCGCGGCTAGCGCGACGTTCTCCAGGTAGAGCTCGGCGAGCGTCTTGATTTCACCGGCCATGCACTACACCTTCGTCGTGACCAACACGGCCGGCGTGTCGTTCGTTGGGGTCGCTGGGGTCGCGTTGGCTGGCAGTGCGCCGCCGGCCGTCGCCTCGATCCATCGCGGAGTCACGAACCTGTTCACCCCGCCCGTTGACCTAAACCGCTTCTGCCCGCCGCCCGCGTTGCGGACAATCGCCACCCAGTAGTAACCGGACGCTGGCACAAGGAAGCCGGCGCCGTAGTTGAAGGTAAACGAGCCGGCTCCAACACTCCCCAGGACAGACTCGGCCACCTTGTCGTTCGGCTGACCAGCCACCGCGTAGTAGTTCCCCTCGTCGGGGTCGGTCTGGTCGTACAGTCCGATCCGCACCTGGGCGTTCGGCCCGGTGATGTTCGTCGTCTCGAATTGACCTCGCGCCACGGTGACGCCGGCCGGGAGGTACACGCGCTGATAGTTGATCTGGTTGGCAGCCAGGCTGACCTCGCTGGCGTAGCTCAACGGCGAGCCCAGCAGCCACTCGTTCGTGAGCGCGTCGCCACCACCACCAGCCCCGAGCGGCACGAACTCCAAACCATTCTCGGCGACGTTGACGGCTGGCGCACGGCCTGCCTGGTTGAGGTAGCTGCCGGGTGTATCGGTCAAGGCCAGGAACGTAGAGCTGCCACCGCCTCCACCGATTGGAATGATGACGCCGGCCGACGTCACGCCCTCGAAGCTGGTGCCATTCCAGCGAAACCTGATGCGGCCCTCTGGGGGGTCGAGCTGGTTGACGCGCGTGAAATCCTCGGGGAAGTCTATGGTGCCGTTCGGCACGAAGACGGTCGGCCCTCTCTCCGACTCCGCTGCGGAGAGCTGAAGCAGGTGCCGCTTGATCCCGGCCGCGTCTTGCAGGTCGAAGTCCTGAACGTCTGGCGGTGGGATGTTCTCGGCCACGCTCTACTCCTTCCAGACCACGCAGGTCACTCTCACCTTATCGAATCCGCTGCCTGGCTCCAGGTTCAAGCCGACGACCTCGCACACCTCGAAGAGGCCGCCGGGGATGTCCTTGTGCTGAATGCTCACGAGGTCGCCGAAGCGGAGCTCTAGGCCGGGCAGCGCCATATCAATCTCGACCGACCAGCGCGGAGCTCGGCGCCGGTCGAGCAGTCGCTGCATCACGGCCTCGGCCGCAACGTCGTCTCGGATCAGGTCGAGCGTGGCCGTCTCGCCCTTGATCCCGAAGCTGAGCTCAGCGGCCGCGTCCACGAGCTCGACGCTGCGGCTGGTCTTCCCGCTCGGGGCGAAGACCCGGTATAGGCCGGTGATCCTCGTGCGTGCTTCGCCGAGGCCGGTGCGCCCCAGCTTGAGCGAGTCGCGCAGAATGTCTTGCAGCTCGGTGAGCTCGCGGAAGACTGGCAGCACCACGTCGGGCTCTGGCCGGCGGATCAGGCTGTGATTCCCTCGATCCCAATTCTGCCGGCAGTCGCCTTGCTCGGTGATCGCTTCGAGCAGCTTGACGGCCGACGTCGGCTTGCCGAGGGCGAAGCCCATGCGGATCCCATCGGCGAGCTGGCTGGCCTTGGTCGGGTTGTAGTTCGCTCGGTTCAGTCGGCTCGCTGGCAAGCCCATCCCCAGTGGCGTCGCTCGCGTGATGACCTGCTCGGCGATGTCGGCCGGCGTGTCTGCGCCACCAGCTCCGACCAGGCCGCGCACGTCGGCGAAGCCCCTGGGCACCTTCGAGCTCGCGTCAAGGAATGGCGTGTACTCTGCCACCCAGAACGTCTCGACGATCTGCGGGTCAATGTTCGGGATGTTCGCTCGCCACGCAGCTCGGCCGCCTCGCGCGAGGTCGGAGAAGAATGCCCAGTCAGCCTTCGCGTCTCGCGTCTTGCTGATGCCCACGAGGTCGGTGACCTCGAAGTAGTTGGTGACCGTTCCCTTGACGTCGATGGTCGCGCTGTTTATCGGTGGGTTGTCCTTCACGTCGAGCTCTATGAAGAGCTCGCGACCGACCCATAAGCCAGAGCTCACGCCCAGAACCGGGCTCACGATCCAGTCCCAGTCGGGCACGTTGCCCAGGTCGGAGTCCAGCAGGCCGATGTCTATCGGCGCCTCGAAGCGTTGAATGTTCAGGATGAGGCCGGTGCCGATGCCGTTGTTCGTCTTCTGCGCCTGGAGCTCGGCGACGATCTTGCCGGTGGTGCGATCCTTCACGGTCACAACCATCGGCGAGGTGATCGGCGTATAGGGCGGCCCCCAGCCAGCGATGAACACAAGGGTGCCGCTGACGGGCTCGAAGCTGCCAAGGTCGGGCGGCGTGTTCAGCCGGAAGATGGCATCGCCTCGGCCGATAAAGCTGGCTTCCCCGAAGCCAGAGAAGAAGCTGGCGGCCTCGGTGTCTGGGTCGCCGTCGATCATCCGTGATGCCAGGCTCTTCCGCTGCCACACGCCGGGGTCTATCGTCTCGTCTGGGCTCAGGACGCGCACGCCTGTGTCGCCGATCTGCGGAGCCATCACTGGGTCAGGCACATCGTAGATGCGGTCGCCAGTCTTCTCGTCGTTTCGGGCGACCTCGTCGGGCACCAGGTCGTGTGGCTGCAGGTTGAAACTCTTGCCGACGACCACGACCGCCGCCGCCCCAGGAGTGCTCGCGAGCTGCGAGCTGGGAAGCGCAGAATTCCACGCCTGATTAGGCGACGTGCTCCCGTTCGGAGCTGTCACCAGCGGCGTATTCCCGTTGGTGATGCCGAGCGTGGCCGGGTCGAAGATCACGGCCACCCATACGCGGAGCAGGTCGCCAGGAACTCCGAGGCCCTCGGTGTTGGTCCGCAAGACCATCGTGCCGCCGCCGGCCGCCTGCCCGAGCTGCGCCACACCGAAGGCCCTATACCCTGCGTTCTCTCGCGCGGAGAACTGGGCGCCGGCCGCGCTGTTCAGCGGGTCGATGTCTTTGAAGTGCACGCGCTGATACTCGGGCGCGGCGTTCGGGTTCCTCACCTTCGGGGTCTCGGGCCACGTCACCAGGCCGTTCGCGAAGTCGATCAGGCTGGGGTCGGGCACGGTCTCGCCCAGGACGCCGTCGCTGCCCAGCACTCGGATCGTCTCCAGCTTGCTCAGCGGATGGTCGGCGAAGAGCAGCGTGAAGTCGCCGACCTCTTTGACCTCGGAGCTCCGCGAGTGCTCGCCCATCAGCGTGCCGTTCGATCCGCGCGTGAGGCCGGTGAGCTCGTCGCCGTTCTTACCTGTGTAGGCGATCTCCTCATCTCCGATCAGGACCGAGCCGGCCGGCGGGAATTCGCTGGCGTCTTCGAGCCGGATGGTATCGGAGACCTGAACCTGCGGCGTGCCGGTGGCGTTATTGAAAGCGAAGAGCACGGCGGCCGGGTTGAGATGCCCAGGGGTGATGAACGGTGGCGGTGGCGCGGTCATGCGCTCGGCGAGTTTGCCCAGGGCGTTCACGTCCACGGCGACGCCCTCGTGCGCCTCGACCTCGCCGTAGACGATGGGCCGCTGCGAGCTCAGAGAATCGTCGGGTGCGTTTGGGAAGTCGTCGAGGGTGATCGGCCGGCCGAGCTCGACATCTTCCACGGCCTCATTCCGCAGCACGTCGATAGAAACGACCGAGCGCGAGAAGCCGGCGACGCGCTCCACGATTCCCTCGAAGAGCTGGTACCGATTCTTCGCGAGGTCGTCGAGGAGGATGACCCAGATGGTGACGCCGCTGCCCTCGGGAGGGTTCGCCAGGAAGAGGTCGCGCAGTCTGTCTTGCCCGCCCTCGTCGGTGTCGTCCAGCTTGATCTGCACATCGTCGGTGCCGCTGCCCTGGGTCCGCTGGATCGTGGTGACGCTGACCTGCCTGCCTTCGTAGAAGAGGCCGGCGAAGTTCAGGGGGATCGTAGCGAAGCGACGGGTGCCGGCCGGCAGGCGCATCTCGATCAGCAGCACGTTCGCCGTGCAGTCGGCTAAGAACTCGGCGGTGGGCACTCGACCCTGCGCGACGTCGAAGGCCACGGCCAGGTCGCTCGTGCCTTGGCCCAGGCTGTCGAAGCCCAGGCTGAGCTCGGCGTCGAGGAGCTCAGCGATGCTGTCGAAGAGGAGCGTGCGCTGGAGCTCGCCACGCGCGAGGCTCTCCATCTTCACGAAGAGGCTAGGGTCAAAATCAATGTCTCCCCAGAACGGGGTGCCCCACTGGGCGAGCGACGGGCTACCTAGAGTCATTCAGTCATACCTCACGCGAAGGCCGCCGACGATCTGCACGTTTGCCGTTGCTCCTGTCTTGCCCACGCGGAGCTCGACCCTATCGCCCCTGACTACGGGGATGCTCATGCGCAGCCTGGCCACGGTGTTGTTTCCGCCTGGCCCACCGCCAGCGAATCCCAGCACGCCGTTCACGTATACCTCGGTGGCCGTGATCGTGTCGCCGCCTGGGCTGGTCACGAGATACCAGGCCAGGTCGATCACTCCAGCGAGCATCACCACCTGCTCGGTCTCGACAAGGTTGAGGCCGGCGAGGGGTGTGCCGTTCGCGCGCAAGTAGGCGAGGCCAAACTGAAAGCCCAGGAACTGGCCGCCGAAGGCCAGGGTGTCGTCGAGCTGCCAGCCGAAGACCGTGAGCCCAGGCTGCGACGGGTCCACCACGAGAGACTCACCGCCCCTCGGTGTCGTGTTGTCCTGCGGGTTGACCGGCCCGCCTGGGTTGTTCCGCCTCGGGGTCGTGACCAGGCCGACGCTGTCGCGGCTTTTGAATCCGCCGGGCTGGCCCTCGGCGCCTCCGAGCTGCGCGTGGTCCACGAGCGTCAGGAGCTTGTTGAAGTCGCCAGCCTCGGCGACTCGTGGCCGCTCCTCGCCGACTGTCTCCTTGAGCTCGGCGCCCTGCAGCGGCAGCTCCTCGTCGGCCTCCTCGACCACGGTGCTCCATTTTGTCCACACCTGCGCTCGGCCCTTGAGCGTCGAGAACGGTGGCGACTCTGCCTCAAGCGTTCCCACTCCGTTCTCGGTGAACTGCAGAAGGAACGGCGCGGTGGCCGTGAGCTCGTCTTCTGCCGCCGCCGAGATTGTGCAAGAGAATCCGTTGATGGTCACGCGGTTCGACGCGATAGACGTGGCGAAACCCTGGCCCTTGATCGTGAAGACGTCGCCAGCTCGCAGCCGGTTCGGGGTGACCGAGGTGATGGCGATCTGCCTGGGGGTCAGCACCAGGTCGGCGACGGCGATGACGTCCTGTATCAGGATGTCGATCCGGTCGGGCTCGCGGTCCACGTCGTCGGTGACCGTGACCTGGTCGAGCAGGATGACCGAGTAGGTGAGGCTCATGCGATCACCACGCGGGCGATCACGTTGAGCGTCTGCACTGCGTTGTTCTTCGTGACCAGCACCTGCAGGTTATCCCCCACCGCCAGCGAAAGGTACGGCGCAAAACTCCAGCCGTCCACCTCGTTTAGGAATGGCTGCTCATTGGTCGGCAGGTCGTCGGAGTCGAATGCCTCGACGTCATTGACCAGGATGCGCACGCGGTTGATGAACGTGTTGGTGCCGGTGCTGTCTTCGGTCACATGAAGGTTGAGAAGGATGAGCTGGCCGCTGACCGTTGACGCGAGCTCCCTCGCGTCGGTGACCGGGCCGAGGAAGAGCTGGGCCGGGTAGCCCCCATCGTGGTGAGGAACCAGCGCCATCTCCACGCCGACGTTCGCGGCCAGGATCTGGCCGCCCCACCAGAGCGTCTCGGGCACCAGGGTCTTCCACTCGCCGCCGTTCGCGAGGCCGTCGCGGAAGTATCGCTGCCCGTCAGCCCCAGCCGGAACGCGGCGCATGCCGGTAGCTCCTCGCGCGGCGACGTCGCCTAGTGCTGTCAGCAGGTCGTACTGTGTCATCTCCAGCTTGGTCGCCAGGCGGTTCCAGTCCTTCGCCTCTTGGATGCCTGGGTCTTCGTCTGGCGTAGCGACCGCACTCTGCGCCGTGCTCTCCCTCGCTCCGGGTTTCTTCCCTGGCAGTCGGTTCGTCTCCAGCTCGACCAGCGTGAGCTGCGAATAAAACCACCAGGTGGCGGCCGTGTCGTCTTCGTTGTTCGTGACCTCGACTACGATGTGCCGGTCGCGCACGAGGCCGGCCGGGATGACAAACGTGATGGTGCCGTCGTCGAGCGTGGTGACGTCGGAGCCTGGCACCAGGACGATGCCGGTGCCGTCGTCCACGCGCACGGCGTTCGATCCGTAGCTGCCGAAGCCGCTGCCGTTGATTGTCTGGAGCTCGCCAGCTCGGCCACGCCCTGGGCTGATGGTCTCGATCAGCGCAGGCATCAGAACGTCGGCCTGGTCAGCTCGACGGCGGCGAGGTCGGTGACCTCCACGGAGTCGTCGGCGCTTGCGGCCTGGTTGCCTGTCTTGTCCACGGTGACCTCGTCGGTGGCGAAGATCGTATCAGCCTGGCGCACGGCCTCGTGATCCTCGCGCAGTGTGACCGAGGCCGTCACGTTGAACGGGTTGCCATCGGCGCCG